CAGCGTAATGGTTGTTCTCTATCAGCACAAATAACAGACTCTTTTGGTTAAAACAGTCCGTATATACATCCTCAACTATCCAGTTCTCTGGACTCCTAATCTTAATCTTCTCTAAGCCTAACTTAACGCTAGACCACCAATTACGCAGTTCCTGTGGACCAATATATCGGTATTCCATTAGCCCACCACAACGTAACCAAACAGTACGTTAGCTGTTGTATTTGCCGGATGAGTTACCGTAGCAGTTCCTTGTGTTCTATTGCTAATATATAAACTAGATAATATAGATGCAGACGTAGAAGCTAAAGGCATAAATACAATAATGCTTCCGTAACCTATGCGTTCATCGTTAATAGTAGTAGTAGTTGCGCCACCAGTAGCTAAGGTAACTGAGCCAGTATTATTCGTTTTACCGTCCATAATCCCACGGACAACATCAGCAACAGCACGATTGTCAGCACCAGCAATAGGTAATGTACGAAACTGAGTCATCGAGCACCCTGCCCAACAATCTCTATTTCAGTAGATACAGCAGTTTTCCATGATGTACTGGTAGGACTCATCTTAATCCTATGATAACGACCCGCAGAGCGTAAAGGAACGCCACCTTCACTATTAGCCGCTACTGCTGTACTGAACGTAATATCATCTTCTAGCAGTTCTCTACTAGCCACAGATACAGTTCCAGTTCCATTGTCAATAATTGGTCTAGCAAATGTGATAACAGACCTGCCAACATCTATATCACCTGACGTTATAGCAGCAGACTTAAACTGACCAGAGAAAGAAATAATCTTTTGCCCTGTAACACCCATAAAGATAAGTATTCCACCAGCCCAAACACGAGAATCTAACGGTATATTTTCTGACGCATAATCAAGATTAGGCAATGTTATTGTGCAATTTGAACTGGTTATAGTCGCACTCGCAGCAGCTTGGAATGTAAACGAATTAGCATTAACTCTAGTTACTGCAAATGTCCCATCTACACCAGCACCAGACGTAGCATCAAACTTCATTTGACCATTAGTCTCTAATCCGTGATCCGTTACATTAACAGTAACAGTATTCCCACTTTGTGTGTACGTACCATTTTTTGTAGTGTCCAAAAAGTAAATATCTATCTGCTCAAGTGTGGCACTAGGTGTCAGACCATACGCAACTGATGTAGCTGTAGTCTCTGCATAACTCCAACGACCTAAATCGATTGAATACAGCAGAAGATAACGACCACCAAACGTATTTTTAAAGTTCCAAGCGATCAATTTACGTACTGGATCAACCGTAGCACTCATCGAAGTGCGTATTTCACTAGGAATAGCGTTATCAAAGAACCAACGGTTTACTTTTTCAGCACCAATGCTCTTAGTTGTCTGTCCGTCACAAGCATAAAAGCCATCATCCGATAAAAAGTACGTAATTCCACCAAATTGAGCAATAGAACCGTTAGTAGAGCAGCCTAATGTGCGAGAAATAGCGTCAAATTGGAAGAAAAACGGCGATCCAACGTAAGTCATACGATAGATAGCTCGTTCCATAAAGATTAAGCCAGTCTCTCCACCCGCTAACCCTGTAATATCCCCACCATCAGGGAGAACCTGCGTATCTGATTGACTAGCAGAGCTTGGAGTCCAGTCAGTTTCATCGTTAATATCAGACCAGTAAACCTTATTATTGTCGCTACCATCATCAGCAGCCACAACAAAGTCACGAACTACAGTTACATACTTAGTAACAGGAGCAGCAGCAGCTAAATCTGCAAAAGATGATCCACCAGCCATATCGTAGGCTTGCAATTTATTTACACCATTGGCAATAATCATCTTAGAGCCAAACTGAGTCACATCCCATGATGGTGGATCGTCAGACGTATAGGTAGTGCTTACAGAATCTAAGTTGGTATTGCTAGAGTTGTACTTATAAACCTGAGTAGCACTAGCAGCAAATAGGTTAGTAACTCCGGCATATTTACCAGCAAAGGTAATCAGCAAATCCTGACCTGCATTAGCCGAATAGTCAGCCTCTTGCCTAAATGGAGCATAGCCGTTAGTAACAGGATAACAGTTATAGGCATCCATCACAGCACCAGTAACACTCGGTTGATCTGGTAGCCACTCTCCAAAGATAATCTTTTGCTTTGCCATTACTGTCTAGCCCATGTATTTGTTTCAGGATATACTGTTTGCCAAGTATTAACATTAGGACTTATATCAGTCCAATCATCAGCTTCAGGAATTACATCAACCCAATCAAAGCCAGAAACTTTAATAATATTTAATGTACCAATTCCATTAATACTAGCATTGCCTGAATAAGTAACATTACTTAATAATGATAAAGTAGCATCACCAGTTATTAAAGCTATTCCAGTAAAAGCTACAATGGCATCAGCAGAAACTGTTGCAGTTGCATCAACTGAAGCAATAGAAGTTATTAATCTTACTGCGCTACATTGGAATTCAGCATTTGCTGCAATACTAGCAGCAGCCAGATTAACTTTAGACGCAAGTGCAGTAACTTCAGCATTTGCATTAATATCAGCAGCAGCTAAATTAACTTTAGATGCGAGTGCAGTAACTTCAGCATTCGCAGTAATACTAGCAATTATCGCGTCAACGTCAGACGCAAACGCTGTAACTGTAGCATTTGCAGTAATACTAGCAGACGCTAAATGAACTTGAGATGCAACTGCTGTAACTGTAGCAGTACCATCTATAGACGCAATAATATCGGACGCAGTTTCATACTCTGCATAGCCATCAGTCCAATAACCTTGTACTACATAGCGATCAGGCTGGCTTAAATCACCTTCGCCATATCCTTGTACCCAATAGTCATAATCGACATAATTAGCCATTTAAACCGCTTATTTGCGATGTTTCGATTGAAGCAATTTGCTCTATTTCCACTACTGCAACTTGCTCTGTTTCAGTCGCTTGCTCAACCCAACCACGATCTAAATAATATGCCCAACGATAACCTTCTCTTTCTAAAGGCATAACATCACGCACCACCCAACCAGTAGGTGGACACCAAATAACCTCTTGTCCTTCGGGAGCAATTGGCTCATCAGGAACTTCAATCCAATCTTCTGTGCCATCAGTTTCAAATTTTGGTATAGAGCCGTTTTTAGAGTAAAGCATACGTCACCTATTCAAGTTGGAATGCTTGTGTTGGGGTAGAAGTAATAGTTCTTGCAACTCCATTAGTTACCCTAACCTCATCAATGTAACCAGAAAACGGCTGATTTGCTAAGTCTGTACTTGCACCGATAACATTTCTTACTGTAATAGCGTTTGCCATTAAAGTAACAGTTGCCGATGATAGTGTGTATGTGCCAATAGATGAACCATCAATATAAACAGTAATTGTTGCGCCAGACCTAGTTACAGCTAAGTAATACCAAGTATTTGTGCTTAAAGCACTACCCTTTCCAGTTGAAAAATCGTTAATTGATAAACTAGTTCCATTCTCGGATATTTGTAAGCCAATTTTATTATTTGCAAGCAAATTAATGCCACAGGCAGCTACTCCAGAAGCATCAGTAAGACCATTCCATACAAGAAGAATTTGCCTTGTAGATGCAACTGTTGTTCTAAAGAATAATTCTATCGTCCAATCCGCAGAGCCAAATCTTGCTGCTTGTGGTGTCGGCATAATAAGATAATTACCAATGCCATTAATAAATAAACTTGTAGTGCCAAACTTGGTCTGTGTTGTACTTGCTTGCGCTGTACCTATTGTTTCAATGTTGAGTTTGGAAGCTGCGTTAAAAATTCCAGCATTAGTAAAGTTAAGCAGTAATGATGGATTTCTTGTTTCTTTAACTGGTGGTGCTGTTGGTACGGTTGGAAGGTATGAAACACCTTTAATGTATTCAAATCCAGCTATATAGCCATTAAATAAATTTGCTGGTGTGGCAGCCCTATTACCGCCAATGATTAAATTTTCTGTTTGATTAAAACTTATTGCCGTAGCATCAGTTGTATCATTCTCATAAGTACCGTTAATGAACAAAAGAGTAACATAATTTTCACCAACACTATCAAACTCTCTAGTAAAAGTAACATACGTCCATGTATTAGCTGGTATTGTTCTCACACTTGTTGTAACTGTTGATGTTCCTGTAGTAAATTGTAATTGATTTGATGCGTTTACTTCCAAAGACCATCCTGCACTTGTAGTACCTTTACTCGCAATAGTGTGTATTGCACCAGCAACATTTCTATAAATCCAACAATTAATAGTAAAGTCACTTGTGTCAAATCGAAGTGGCGTAGCATTGGCTACAGTTAAATAATCTCCTGTACCGTCAAAATGCCCACTACCACCAACAACGCTAGTGCTATAAGGAATACTAGGAGCAAATGGAGAAAATGCTTGTACGGAAGGTGTGCCGTTTGCAGTAATAGCAAATGCGTTAGATGAATTATCTAAAAATCGATTGCTTTGGCAAGTAAGTAGCTCAACTTGTGTGGCATTAGCACCCTGACTTGTAGTTGTTAAAGAAGTTGTGCTTGGGGCAAATGCTGTTGTATAAAGTGCAGCACCTTTAATAAATCTTAAATTAGATATATAGCCATTAAAATCTGCGGCTAAACTTCTATCTGTCCCAATTCTTACTTGGTCAGTTTGAGTAAAGTCTGTGCTTACAGTTCCTTGTCCATCTTGTGTGCCATTGATATATAGTTTAGTTTGATTAGTTCCAGTACCTTCTCTAACTACAGCAACATGAGTCCAAGTATTTGCTGCAATAGTTCCAGTTGAATCAATGTTTGTTGTCGTATGAGTAAATCGTAAGACATTAGTTGAAGTTACCTGAAATACTATTCCTGTTGATGCACCACCCTTTGCATAAATTGTGTGGTCAGCACCCGATGCTCTTCTATAAATCCATGCCTCAAGCGTAAACGCTCCAGCACCAAATCGAAGAAGTACATTATCAGCAATAGATAAGTAATCATCTGTGCCATCAAAAAAGTTACTCCAACCTGTCTGAGAAAACGGAGTAAATGTTCCTTGAGTTGGCGCATTAGGACCAGAAGCAGGAGCACGAGTAATGGAATAATTATTACTAGATGAATCTTGAAACGCATTATTCTGTGCTCCGTTAGTGCTGCTAGTGTTAAGCAATAACGCAGTTAAATAGAAATATGGATCATTAACTGAGCCAGAAGCAACCATTGCTTGCATTAATTTAGTAAAAGCAAACATTCTTAACCTTTATGGTGTGTAACCTTGAGCGATAGAGCCGTACCAGTTAGTACCGTCAGCCACAAACGTCAGAATATCCATCTTGCCAGCAGCAGCCGTAATTGTCGGAGCACCAGCCGTACCAAACTTCACACCTGTAAACGTAGCAGTACCGTTACCTGTGGTTGCAGCCTGTTTTAGTAGCATCACAAATGACTTACCTGCGGTAGCAGTGGGCATAGTAAATGTAGTCGCTTGTGATGCAGTCAATGTATAACGTAATATTGTGCCTGAATTAATAATAGCGTCAGATATGGCAGTAGTTCCGGTTCCAACCGTTACTGATGCAGGTGAAGTTTCTGTATACCCAGTAAAGGTTCCGGTAGTAATAGTTGGAGATGTACCAAATACAAGTGAACCTGAACCTGTTTCATCAGTTACAGCACTTGCTAAGTTTGCCGCTGAAGGAGTAGCCAAGAATGTCGCAACGCCAGTACCTAAACCACTAACACCAGTTGATATTGGCAATCCAGTAGCGTTAGTTAACGTACCAGAGCTAGGTGTACCCAATGCTCCACCATTAACCACAGCAGCACCAGACGAGCCTACATTGACCGCTAGAGCAGTTGCTACACCTGTACCAAGACCACTAACGCCTGTAGAAATAGGCAGACCAGTAGCATTCGTTAAGGTAGCTGATGCTGGAGTACCTAAAGCACTACCAGACTGATATTTATCTGCGTTTAGGTTCGTGAAGTTATCATCAACCTCGGCAAAACTTAGTGCCGAACCCTTACCAGCACGAGTGACAATTGTTGACATAATTCACCTTACGCTAAAGTGACTGATAAATTGCCAGCGTTTATCTTAAATATATCGCCAGTTGAGATTACCTTACTAGCATCTAATGCTGTGTGATAAAGTAGATAGCCGCTAGTTACCGCATCACGAATACCTACGTGAGTCACAGTTCCCCAAGTCGATGTACATTGTGGAAACTCGATAGCAGCACTATTCGTAGATACTCCGTTACTAGGAGCAGCCATCGTAATAGACTGACGAGCATACGATCCACCAGATACTTCTGTGCCAACGTCGGCATCAGTAGGATCAGACGTATATAACGCTAAGAAAGTCGTAGTCGGTGCGGTATAAGTCGTACCACGCAGAGTACCGTTAATTAGCGCATTTTCTAAATAATTACTCATTTCTGCCATAATTTACCTCACGGACATTGACATAGGTTGACCGCCATATTCACTACTCTGGTCAGCCACATTGATTGTTGAAATAGCACGATCATACAAAGCACCCCAAGTCTGGAGTCTTGCATCATTCATTAAGTACGGTTCAGCTTCACCCAATGCAGCATATAACAGAGCATCAGGATAGTTAGCTAAAAATACATTCGATGAATTGTCATTGCTTAGGACTGGTGGCTTATAGTAGTACAGCATTTGAGCACTATAAGCAGCATCAGGAATCGGGGCGAATTGAATTTCTGACGATAGAATCGTATAGTTCAATGGCTTGCCCGAATCAGTTGTCCTAGCTATTGCAAAAAAAGAATTAGGAGATAAATACGTTACTGGACTAGCAGGAGTAGTGCGTAAATGTACGTCACGCATCTCTAGGAAGTCGTTAGGAAGCCCAATAGTCTCTGTACCTGCCACAGTATCAGCACGAGCCACAACGAGCATCTTGCGCGTTCTAAGCTCTCTAGCAAGCCTAGACTCAGCCAGAGTAATGAAGTCTGGTATCTGGTCTGTTAGGTCACTACGAGCTAGATAGTTTGCTATCGTAGTCTTTAAATC